ATGAGCAACGCTGGTGGTGTAGATTGAACTGTCGTCCAAACAGGTGCGCCCGCGCCGTTACTGACAAGAGTTTGGCCAGCAAGTCCAACTGTTGAAAATTCAAATGCTGTGCCTGTACCGTATGCTACCGCACCAGCCGTTGGAGTGGAAGTAGAATTTGTACCGCCATTGGCGATAGGCAAAGTTCCAGATACGTGGGTAGTAAGGCCAATCTTGCCGTAGCTTGGTGCAACACCAACGCCACCAGAGATCAAAGCGTTGCCTGTAGCTATATCTGCTAAGAACGCGGAGACGTTAGTTGCGCTTTGGTAAACAAGATCACCAGCTGCGCCTCCAATTAAATTACCGGCAGAGGTTACAGACGGTACGGATGCCCAGTCAATCGTTGTTCCATTCCATGTCAGCACATAGTTGGCAATTGTTGGGGCTGGGGCAAAGTTTGTAGCGCCTGCGCCTGTTTGATAGGCAATCCGGTTTGCCGCGCCGCCAGCCAAGTTGGTTGCTGTACCTACCGCCAAAGTGCTTTGGTTAACGTAAGTCGGGCCGCTTGCGCCAGCAGTCATTACTTGGCCAAGAGAACCAAGACCTAAAAACGTTGTTGTACTAACACCAGACTGGTATGGAACCGAACCTGTAGCACCGCCAGCCAAGTTTGTAGCAGTACCAATCACCACAGAAGAAGGTGGTGACCATTGTGGGGCTGATCCAGTAGACGTTAAAACGTATGTACTTGTTCCAATTGGCAGCTTGGTCAGCGCTGTTCCAGCGGCGTAGTATGTGATGTCACCAGCAGTGTAGGAGTTAACTCCTGTACCGCCATTACCCGTAGGAAGTGTCCCAGTTACACCCGTAGTCAGTGGCAGGCCGGTTGCATTAGTCAATGTAACAAATGACGGGACACCCAGATTAGGAGTTACCAGTGTCGGCGAGTTGCTAAACACCAGCGTACCAGAGCCAGTCTCGTCAGTAACCGCTGCTTGCAAGTTTGTGCTTGATGGGGTCTGGAGCCATGTAGCTACACCAGCGCCCAAGCTGTTAATTCCTGTACCCCCAGAAGCTGGCGCTAATGGTGTTCCTAATGACAAGGTTGGCGCATAGTCAAACGCAACACCTACGTCTGTACCAGTGTTATAGAGCCAAGCTTTCTTACCGTTGGGGATGCTTACACCCGTCTGGCCGCTGACTTTAACAGTTACAGCAAAACCGCCAACAGAGTTATTGAAGACAAGGTAAGGCTTTTGAATAGCCGGAACATTGATTGTCCCCGCACCAGACAAAGTAGCTGTAACGTCCAAAACAAACGCACGGGCTGTCTGGGATGCGTTGGTGTCGGTAAGAACGTATGTGGCTACGTTAGCAGTAAAGTCAGCCGTCACGCACGTAGCTGTACCTACGATGGCTTGCTCAATCGCAGTGCCAAGGTTGGCATTCGTGGTCACACCCCACACACCAGACTGCGCACCGGTTGGGATTAGCTCAATCTTTAGGTTGGTTGAGTAGGTACTTGGCATGATCTACCTTTAGTTGGAACTGCGTATTAACGCCGCCGTAGCAGTGTTAGCAGGCATTGTAATTGTGAAATTGGAAGATGTCTTGTCCGAACCAAAGTCCAACACCGCGATAGACGGTTTGCCTATTACTGAGTCGTTGTATATCAAAGCACAACGAGCCGTAACGGATGCGCCAAACACTACATCAGCAAAGTCTACATAAGCTGTATACCCAGAGGAGCTAATGGTTACGCCAGTCAAGGCCACACCGCCTGCAACATACCCACCACCACTTACTTCGTTAGTCGCGCTGTACGCAGTAGTGGCTTCGTTTAAATCAGCATTAGCCGTATACAGAGCAATCTTTAACGTATTGGTAGATAAATTATGAACGCCCGTATACAGCTCTTTTTTAAAGCTGGTTGTCTGAGTTTGGAGGATATAACTCATGAAACAGTAGTCCTTGTTTCAGTACGATAACTATCTGTCTGTTGTTTCCCGTCACCCAAGTTCTTGAGAAGTGCAATAGCTTGAACATATCGTTCTTCGTACATTTTGTACATGCCATCGTCCATCCCGCTTTTCATGTATACACCGGCTTCGCACAACGTACCGTACAACAACGCGGAACTAAAGTGGTCGCCCAACCATGTGGTTGTTGCTGTAACAATAGATTCGGGCATTGAAAAATAACTTAGGTCTGTTGCAAACGCAATGCTAGGCGTAGGCCCAAGAATAAACTGCAACCGTGTTACAGGTGTCGAGGGGCCGTTAAGTGCGTAATACTTTGGCGTCCCTGTTGTAGCAGGGTTAGGATACGCCTCTTGCATGAACGCCGGGTCTTTGTTAAGCAAGTATACGTAGTTTCCACTTGCATCAATTACAGCAAATGAGTACACAGACAATAAGTCAGTCGGCGCATTAAACGTTTGTACACTTGGTGTTAAAGCCGTAGTTGATGTCTTACGCAAATTGGCAAGCTGCACCGTATTATAGATGCGCTGCTCCGCCTGCTGAATCATGGTGTTCATGTCAGTAGTGTCGAAGGTATTCTGCGTGTAGTCAGTTACCGCAGTTACCAATTGTGAGTAAGTCAACGCACCTAGTGTTGCCATATAAACCTTAAGCCATTGGGCCGCGAGCCATTACGCCTTTGGTAGCTGCGCCTGTACCGCGAATTTTGATACCGCTAGTCTTAGCTGCTGGCTGTGGGCGGCGATTGATGTTGCCAACAGACATATTGACTGTATTGGCGTCACTGTGGTCAGGGCCAGAACCGGGGTTAGTAGAGACTTTAACTTCTTTACCGGTCATGGTGTGTGGTTTGGCATAGACTTTAGCATCGCCAACTTCTTTACCCATCATTTTTTTGCTGAATGTAGCCATGATTAGCCTCGTTTCTGTGCGGCAATTTTAGCCAAATTACGACCCATGGTCTTCATATTAGCGTTGGTTTTACCCTTACCTTTACCTTTTCCACCCATTATTTCTTTTTGGGTAGGGCCACTATTAGGAAAGACTTTGACATCAGTCTTACCTTTTTTAGCAATGCCGTCGGCTGATCGTGTATATGCCATTCTAAGCTCCTTAAGATATGCTTACTGTACCAACAAATGTCGTTGCCACCAAGTAGTTTGGTGTCAATCCATCATCAAAAAATCTAGACCCACCAACAGGGGCCCAACCCCACTGAATATCTCGTGAACCGCCGGATAAATTTCCAACAGAGTTAACACCAGAAGTTACATACGTTGTGTCCCTACGTGGGTTACGCAGGGCTTGTGGATCATCTACTGGAAACGTACCTAACATCAACTGTGGCTGATCGGGATCCCAACACGCAGGGCAAACCAACAACTCATACTTACGCTGCTTAATAATCTCAGTCTTAAGCTGTTTTAGTTTGAACTGCTGGCCACAGCGATCACATTCAGCAATCGCTATCTTGCCGGATGCGTACCGATTACCCATTAGTAACCCCCGCCACTTCCAATAAACATTGGCCTAGGAACAAGGCGAAGCGGAGCTTTTTCTCGGTCTTCTCCTGCGGCAATCTCAAATGTTTCGTTGTAAATCTGTTTAAGCATTTCAATCCGGGGCATCAACTCTGGCACTTTGATAGCAATGTGATATGCCAAACCAGCTACTAGAGCAGGTAGGAAGCGGAAGTTCATGTCAGCGGTTTGAACACCTGTGCCAGCGTCTTGCACTCGACGCAGTCTCCAATACACAAATTGGTATGGAGTGCTGTTATCTGGGGTCGGCCAGACTGTTACAGCAGGAAGTTGGGGTACAAACACAGCAGTGCTAGTTGCATGTGAAGTTGCGTTTGTGTTGTTTTGCCCACGGAACACACCGCCTAGGGTATTCCCTGTGACGTATGTGTAGTAAATATCTTCGCTATCAATACGAATAAAACCAGAACCCGCCAAACCAACTACTGTACTAAGCGTTATTGCGGTGTCCGTCGCCGTAATTGTGCCCACCAAGACCGAACTTGTTGGGTTAGTTTCGCCAGAAAGTCTTTGAATCCAGACTTGAATTGGACGAGCTTGGCTAAGCTTGTTTGGAATAGTTGCATAAGTAGAAACGCTAATGCGTGTAATGGTTAAATCGGCTTGCGTAGAAACAGTGTTAGACCCAGTACGAATAACGTGTTCTAGAAGGTCAATAGTATCTGTCGGCAGTGCATACGTAGCTAAACCGGGGGTCAAGTTAATGATCCCCTGCTCCATAGTCCACATATTGATGCCTTTGGACTGCCACTCAATGGTCATTAAGTTCATAGAACGACGAGCTGTACGCAAGTCATAACCAGTACGCATCTCACGGCCAGCCCTCTCCCACGCTTCTTCAGCGATCTCGGTAAACTCCATGTTGAAGAGGGTTGAGCCGGTAGTAGTCATTATTTACCTTTTAACATTTCAAGAAGACTCATTAATTTACGTTGTTCTTCTAACGAACCGCCTCCGCCCCCACCAGCAAGGAGTTTTGCAATCAATGCAGATAATCCCTCACTTTGTTGGCCAGCCTGTTTTTGCTTGTTAACATCCGAATCATAGCCAATATCATAGTTTGGTATTGGAGCTGTGTCTGGGTAAGGCGCTGTGTCAGGAAACATTGGCATTGAAGCCGTATCTGGGTAAGGCGCTGTGTCAGGCTCATAGTACCGTGGCTCTTCCCGTGGATCTTTCGTTGGAGCAACGCCCGAATCATAGTACCGTGGCTCTTCCCGTGGATCTTTCGTTGGAGCAACGCCCGAATCATAGCCAATATCATAGTTTGGCATTGGAGCTGTGTCTGGGTAAGGCGCTGTGTCAGGAAACATTGGAAGCACCATTGATTCTTGAGCACGTTGTGCTTCACGGGCCTCTTGTTCGCCAGCTGGTACTTTGGTATAGCCTTCGCCATTCCAAACATAGCTAAACTTTGGTTGGCCAATACCCATCGTGGCGTAATGCATAGCCAATTGCTCTGGCGTGTAGTTAGCAATAGGCTGACCGTCGTAGCCAATTTCAGTTCTTGAACCATCATCGTTTATGCGGTAAGAAGTGCGTGGCCCTATTTCTTGAGTTTGTGTTGAACCTGTAGTCCTTGGCCCAGCGTAATCCTGTGGATAAATCTCTGGACGGCGTGGCTCCTCATACCGTGGCTCTTCTGGACGGCGTGGCTCTTCATAACGTGGCTCTTCTGGACGGCGTGGCTCTGGGCGTGGCTCTTCATAACGTGGCTCTGGAGGACGCACTTCTTCTGGACGTGAGGGCGCTGTGTCTGGGTAACGTGGCTCTGGGGGGCGCACTCTTTCTGGAAAGCGAGGCTGCTGTATATCTTGCTGAAACTTAGCAAAATCATTTATGCGCCCTGTTTGCATTGCCCTCGCCATCTCTTGCGCTGGGTCTGATAATTGAGGGAAGCTCAAAGATTGATTACTGCGGCCATCTTCGCCTGAAAAAGAATTAACATCACCGCCTTCTGCGTACTTACGCATGGCAGAACGCAAGCTCATAGGAGCTTTACGAAGTTGTGTGGAATTAGAAGCCCCGGCTGCCTTTGGAGCGCCTTTGGAAGCCATTAGTTGTTCGTATAGAGATGCCATTATTTCCTCGCTGTCTTAGCTGAATCAATGAAAGCTTGAGCCGTAGGCGCACCTTTTTGACCGGGTTTACGCATTTTTTCGCCTCTTGCACGTTTAGCATGAATGTTGGCATAAAGGCCAACAGGCCCACCTTCAGCATACTGCGTGAAGTCAGTGTTATCCCGACGTGCTTTTTTCTTTGCGCCGGGCATTTTGCTTGGGGATATGGCTCCCATACCACGGCTTGCCATCATCGTATTTTCGCTGCGCGAGCGCCTCGTGCCATACCCCAACCACGAACAGAGCCGCCTTTTTTGTAACCGCCAGCACTCTCACGGGTTTCATCGTCAATTTCTTCGTTGCGACCGGGGCGCATTTTGCCTTCTGGCGATGCGCTTTCCATGGCTCGTTTCATTGGCTTAACGGAAGCTTTTTCTTCCAACTCACCAGCTTCAATACGAGCTTTGGCTGAAGGAGATAACGTAACACGCTCTTGTGATGCAACAGCGCGGTCAATAGATGGGCCAACAGTGCTATCAACTATCTTTTTACCAGCACCGGTCTCTTCATCAATTTTACGCCCAATATATTTACCGCCTTCATGCGCGAGTCCCAAAAGGCCAGCTGCTCCGCCTAGGCGAGTACCACCACGCCTGCCGGCAGCTTTAACTGAATCAAGTGCGCCACCTTTAAT